CCATGTAACGCTAAAGGTTGATATAGATAATCCTGAAAGCCACACAGTCATAGCCACAACCAACAATAGTAATTGGAGCGTAATGAATGCAACCACAAGACATTAATGAGGATGTCCGCCCGGTAATTCAACTCACCTTAAAGGAGGTGACAGAATTACTTATTAAAAATCACGGCCTTCACGAGGGGCTGTATGACTTAACAATTGAATTTCAAATAGGGATTGGCGGCGTTGGCCGTGACGCCGAATCATTAATGCCAGGAGCATCTTTTGGGGTATCTAAAATCGGCCTGCTTCCTGCTACAGCAATCGGTCCTACTACAGTAGATGCTGCTGAAGTTAACCCCATAAAAGTCACATCTAAGAAAAAATAACAACCTGCTTCGGCAGGTTTTTTACATCTCATTGCACACCACAATCTATTCAACCCGCCTCTGAGCGGGTTTTTTTTCGCCTAATTTACTTTATTAGATCATTGCTTTTATTAAAAATCATTCATTCAATAAAAAATAAATACTTTTGTATTGACAACCAATAGGACAATAGTATTTAATATTTCAAAGCGCCAACCAAACAACGTTAGGGAGTTTTGAAAATGCACACGCAATTTGACCTTCAAATAGCATTCAACAGGACAAATCTAGCTAATTTCGGGTACACGCTTGAATCCGCGTTAGCTAACAGAGGCCTTGCCATTTGCTTAACCAGACTGGCTGACAACTACGCAAAACGCAGAACCGCTTCGGCAGCCAAAAACTACTGGTACAACAATATTTAAGGAATATGTTATGCAAACAGAACACAAAACCGCACTACTAGACCTATTTGTCACAGTTCCGGAGACAGAACTACCTAACGGCACCATAGTGCCATCATTTCAGGTCGGCCAATACGCAACCAGCCAATCAGATGACGGCAAGGCCATTATCGTGGCAGATCGTAAACCATGGGTGAGCATCAATTATCACCTGGCGAATGAAGCTGCAGCTGCTGTCGGTTACAAACTGATTACTGAGCTGCAATGGCTGGCCATCGCGCATAACGTAGTCAACGTTGATGCCAACTGGACAAAAGGCAAGGTCGGCGAAGGCAAGCTATTTCGAGGAATCCGCAAAGGCAATGTATCAAGTGCCCAAGCTGGCAACTTTGAGCCAACCGACAAAAAAGAACGCCGCTGGCTAACCCTGAGCAATGGCGAAAAAATCTGTGACATGAATGGCAATGTCTTTTCATGGATATTCGATGACCTGCATGGCGATGAAAAAGGCGTGATCAACAAGCGCTTTGAAGATACAGACCCATCCCTCACAACAGCACCCTACCCTAGCCTTGAAAAAGGCATGGGCTGGCGCCCTGATGGTGGCCGTGATTGGTCCGGCGATGCGCTCATCCGAGGCGGCTACTGGGGCTCGGTCGTCAATGCCGGCGTGTTCTATCTCTACCGCGTTTGGCCCGGCGTCGACTACAGCTACGTCGGCTTCCGCTGCACCAAGAGTCTCTAGTCCCTTCTTCCCCATCCCGCATGCTGTGTAACGGCAGGCGGGTTTAACAGGAGCGTAAAAATGAATTTAGCAATTTCAGAAAAAACCGATATCCGCACCATACAAACAGTGATTGATGAAGCCAAAGCGCTAGGCCTTCGCGTAGTGCATAAGCCAGATCCAAAGCAACGCAAAGTAATCAATATCCGCGAAGCCGCTGAACAACGCCGCACGCAGATTTGTGTGTCTCCGGAGGCTGCTTAATCATGAATAACAAAATTTATGAATATGTTGGCACTTCCCCTCAATTAAAAAATGCCGTAGTGACCATTGATCGTGAAACAAACAAAAGCTACTACATAAATTACCGCCCGATGGGGGGGGGTAGACGTAGAAATCCGCAGGGTATCCAAAACCAACCTTAGGCCGCATCAAAGTTTAAAAGGATTTTGAATATGAATTTTCAGACAAATGATTTCATCTACGATGCGCTGCGCGTAGTTATCGCCATCATCTGCATTGTGACTGTTACCTACGCCTTATGCCAACCAATCAATATTGGAGTATTCAAATGAAACTAATCATCGCATTTGCCCTCGGATATGTCCTATCTTTACTAATCCACACCCGCTTATTTAAGCGCCTTAAAGATACATACGATTATGTAACGATACAAAACTATAGCTTATCGAATGCATGGCGTCGGGCAGGGAGAGCGCTATGAGTCAGTCACATGAAACCATCCATTTTGAAGATACTCAGTTTAGTGCATCAACCTGGATAACGGAACCCAGCCAGTGGCGAAATAATAGCCTTGCAACCTGCTTAAGGATATCAACAGGTAATGCTTCGATTGCAATTTCTTTGTCAGAAAGCAACGCAAAAGTGCTGATGGCCGCCCTTGAAAAGCATATTGAAAATATCAAACAAACAGAAAAACAGATCATTGCAATTGAGCAGATTAAACAAAAGGAATCTGCAGCATGATTACATCGCTTCTTATTTTCATTAGTACCTTTACCTTGGTTTTTGCCCTAGGGTTTCAGAGTCTGAATGTAAATAACGGTCACTATAAAGCTGCATTCTTCACCAGCTTTGCAATTGGCCTTGCCAACCTGGTGCTATTTAAAACAGTACCTCAAGCCGATTTTCTCGATACAAGCGCCTATCTGATTGCCGGGCCATTTGCCATTGTTGCAAGCATGAAAGCTCATGATTGGTGGCACAAATGACTAAATCTCGCGGTTTGATAGCTAAAAAGAGAAAGTGGACTGATCAGGAAATTCAGATGATCACTTTACTTTACCCGTGCACGCAATCGGAAGCACTGGCAAAGCTATTCAACTGCACCATTCACCAAATATATAGCTTGGCATTCAATGCCGGCATTAAAAAGTCAAAGTGGTTTAGAGATAGCCCTATGTCATCAAAATTAAAGCGCGGCCTTGAAGTAGGCAAGGAATTCCGCTTTAAAAAAGGTCAGGTTTCACACAACAAAGGCAAGAAGGTTGGCAATGATCCCCGCATGATGCCAACACAATTCAAGCCAGGGCATAAACCAGCCAATTACAAACCTATCGGCAGCACACGTATTGATTCAAAGGACGGATACATCCTGATCAAAATGGAAGAAGGCATGTGCAGTTGGAAGCTACACCATCGCGTTATCTATGAGCGCATGCATGGGCCGGTTCCTAAAGGCCACATGGTCACTTTTGTTGATCAGATCAAAACAAATATCAGCATCATCAACCTCACAACCATTGATAAAAAGCAAAACTGCAAGCGCAATAGCTATCACAACTACGGCAAAGAGATTGCCAAGCTTTACCAGTTGCAAGGCCAGATTACCAGACAAATTAACAAAAGGAATAAACAAGATGAACGACATTCAAGCGCTCAGAACGCACCTGTTTAGCACGCTTACTGCATTGCAAGATAAAGAAAATCCAATGGAGATTGATCGTGCAAAAGCCGTATGTGAAGTTAGCCAGGTAATCATCAATTCAGCCAAGGCCGAGATTGACTTTGCCAGAGTGAACGGCAGCGTAGACACACAGTTTTTTCATAAGCCAGGGGGAACACCTCAATTAACAAAATCAAACACTGATGATTTTGATCATGAAACGAAACTGCATCCGCTTGAAGATTTTACCACCAAGCACGGATTTGTCACCGTTAAAGACAATGTACTCACCCACAAAATGAAGTAATAACTTAAGCAAAGGAAATAATATGAATACCGCTACAGACAATACACAAATCGATAAAAGCAACATAGGTATTTACCCTAAATTCCATGTCATCCGCACCGATGGCCAGAGCGCAGCAGGGAAAAAACATGAGCACTCTGAGTATTTCGTGCTCAACCTGAGCACAGACAAACACGCTATTCCAGCAATCAGTGCTTACGCAAAATCATGCGAAAACGACTTTCCATTATTAGCGACCGATTTGCGCACCATTCTCAGAAACAGCCTGCAAGGCAATGATGAATTTGTAATAGTACCGGAAACAACTCTACCGAACGGAACAGTGGTACCGAGTTTTCAGGTCGGTAAATACGCCTGCAGCAAATCAGATATCGGCACCGCGATCATCACGGCAGATCGCAAGCCATGGAATTACATCAACTTCCATAACGCAAAACAGGCATGCATCGATGCCGGCTACTCACTGATCAAGGAACTGCAATACCTGGCAATCGCGCATCAGATCGTTAACCAGGACGAAAACTGGACAGGCGGAAAAGTTGGCGAAGGCGAAGTTTATCGCGGCCTTCACAAAGGTAACGTTAACGAATCACAAGACGGTCATTATGAAAGCGAAGAGCCAACAGAGCGTCGCTGGCATGTACTGGCTAACGGTGAACGTGTTTACGACTTCAGCGGCAACATTTACAGCTGGGTATTTGATGACGTTCAAGGTGACGAAAATGGCGTAATTGCCAAAGAATTCGACAAAGAATCGCCAACCATCACAACCGCACCCTACAAAAGCGGTGAACACGGCATTGGTGATACCTCTGTTGGCGGCGGCAATTGGTCCGGCGATGCGCTCATCCGGGGCGGCTACTGGTACTCGGGCGGCGATGCCGGCGTGTTCCTTCTCAACAACTATTGGCCCGACCGCGACGTCAGCGGCGTTGGTTTCCGCTGCACCAAGAGTCTCTAGTCACTGGTACCGTCCGCTGTGAAACGGCGGGCGGTTGAAAGGTTAATCATGATTCAATTTTTATGCGGAGTTTCAGTGGTGATTATGTTTCCATTTGCACTTTTAAGCGTGGGATTTGATGCTGCAAAATCATTCATAGAATTTCATATGAAGTCTTTGTATTAGAAAAAAATGACCAATATAAAATCAATCAAAGGCATTGAAGTAACCTTTGGCGCTGCTGATCCACACGTGGAGATCAGCGCTAAGTTACAGGCACAATATCCGCATCACCTGGTGCTGGTAAAAGCTGGC